TACCAACCAGCACAATCTAATGATTGCTTTCCTTGAACTTCAACAGTAATCAAAGTTGTTTTTTCAGTAATGTTTTCTATTTTATATGTTTTAGTAGTCATTGTATTTTCTCTCGTTCTTGTTAAGCTGGACATAGATTAAATAATTATTTATCAAATTGCAAATATTTTTTATCTTTCCAATAAATAAATGCTTCATATGCTCCAACATAACCTAAGCCAATACATACGAAAGCTCCATGTTTCTGGGCTTCCAGTAGGTATTCTTGCTGTCCATCTTGCCATTTTGAGCGTGTATGATCTTGGCGTTTTAATTCACATACGAACGCAACGCTTGCAGGAATAATAATATCTGGTGCGCCTTTCACCATTCCTTCACTCTTTTGCTTAGTAGCTTGGTAAAAAGTTCTTAAACCTTCATTCCTGATATGTGTTGCAATCTTTCCGTAACTATCAGGGTATTCCCTCCTTAACTTTGCAAAGAATGTTACTGCTTCAGCAGCTTCAGAAGGACATTCACCTCTAAACTCTTTATTACCAAACACGGGTATATCATTGTGGAACTTCATCTGCTGTCCTGTTGTAATCGTAAATTCTAAAAAAATCACCTTTCTTTCTGTAAGTGATAGTGCTTGGTGTTGTAAAACCATTATCTGTAAACTTCATAAACGCATCATAACTGCTCTGCATTTTCACAGTAAACCATACTGGAAATGACCTATACTCAGTTATAAAATCAACTCTTATGCACTCATTTCCTGCCTTGCTCAATGTTGGTATTGCTCGCATAGCAACAACCTTATCAGTTTGTAATAGCGTTGGGTCTTTCTTTTTCATTTGAAAGTCAGCTATTAATTTTGCATTAGGATCAATCAACTCACCTTTGCAACTGCAACAATAACGTGCAGCAATATCATTTTCTTCTTCACAATGTGGACACGGTTTAAACGTCCAGCGATAAGAACATCTAACCAACTTTTTAATTGTTTTATTAAATACCTCACCAAAACATCTTCTTCCATAATGCGCTGGCATCTCTCCATATTCCGTTTCTAGTCGTATTCCTTCAAGATCAGTAAAATAACCAAAATCATCAATCTTATGACTTGCTTCATTAGGAACAGGCGCAAACTCATTATTAGCATTGCATTGTGGGCATCTAGCTTTTATTGGTTCACCAGCTCCGTAATCCCCTGATGCTTCTATCTCTGGATTAAATAAATCACCATCAGGGCAATGTCTGCTTATATTTTCAGCATAATCTAATATCAAACAATCATCTTTATTGTTATCAATACGCAATCCTCTGCCAATTATTTGTTGAAGCAAACTAACTGACTCTGTAGCTCTTAAAATAGCTATCAAATCAACGTGTACACAGTCAAAGCCAACGCAAAGCACCGAAACATTAACTAAATATTTTAATTGCTTAGATTTGAATTTTCGCAGTATTTCTTCTCGTTCCTTCTTTGGCGTTTCTCCTGTAACTATGCAAGATAAACTTGGCGGCAAAGACTGCATAACCTCGTGAGCATGTTGCACTGTCGCTGAGAAAATCATTACACCTTGTCTATCTATTGCTTGCGACACAATATCGCCTACAATCGCACTGGTGAGCCTTCCTTGACCGTGATAAGCTCTATCAACATCTTCCTTTGCAAACTTACCAATGCTATTTAACTGCATGTCCAGCGTTTCATAATGACCTGAATTAATTGCACCAACAACAGGCGTTGTTAAGTATCCTTGCTGTATTAAATCTCTAGCGTAAACGGTAAACACTTTTGCATTAAAATAAGGGTTCTTAGTTTTATCATCTCCATATGCATTAACATGTTCATCCATTCTGTATATATAACCATCTCCAAGCCTGTATGGAGTAGCTGAAAGACCTATGACACGCAGATTAGGATTACATGCAACTAAAGATTCAATGATACTTTTTACCGTTGGTGTTATCCTATGCGCTTCATCCAGTACAACCGCACAAAATTTAGCTCCAAAACGATGAATCTTATTTTTAACACTAACAGGTGTGCCAAAAACTACTGGATGTTTTAAACAGGTTTCACCAACGCTTGCACTGAACAAACTGCATTGATTACCAGTATCTCTGTATTTCTCAGCATTTTGTTCTAACAGCTCTTTTGATGGCACAAGACATAATATGTGCTTTCCACTGCTAATCTGATGCAATGTATTGGCTATTTCTGCAACAATTAAAGATTTTCCACTCCCTGTTGGCAATTCTAATACGCATGGGTCAGTACATTTCTTTATCCAGTTTATAGCTGCATCATGCGCTTGTTGTTGATATGGGCGGAGTTTCATAATCCTCCCCATTGCATAGCCATAGCGTCAGCGATTCCTTGGAACGTCATTGCTTTATTTTTTTGCCTATCTTTCCCACCTTTATTAAACCAATTTCCTGCAACTCTGCTACACTGGCGTTCGCTAGTAATGTTTGTTGGTATTAAAAATGGCAATTCTTTCAACCACAAACAAGTTTTCTTTTGAAATGGGTGTCCATACTCATATGGTTGTATAGTTTGATGGTATCTCTGTAAACCATGCTCATAATAAACAGTGCTTGGAACTGGGTTTTCAATGCAAATTTTAGGAATATCAGCTTTCCAAAGCAGATTAAATAAATCTACCGCTTCCAACCCATATTTAAATCTTTCTAGGTTCAAAACTCCTTGTCCTCCTTTATACAAATGTTTTGCTCCTGCATTTGATATGTAAGTACAAGGAGGATGTGCAATCATCAAATCCCATTTTTCATTTAAAACATCACGAACATCGCCTTTGTAATGATTACCTGGTGACTCAGTTTCTAGAATGTCGCAACTCATTGCATCATGACCAAGTTTAGTAAAAGCATCTCTAACTCGTCCAGAGTATTCACAAGCAATAAGAACTTTCATTTTAAAAGCCAATAACTAACAGGATCACCAGTGTAGTCAGTAAGATCAACATCAGGCAGAAGTTCTTTAACTATAATTTCCATAGCCTCTTTATATGATATTTGAACTATTTTATATTGTTCTAATGCCATATTAAATAATTCTCAATTCAGTGCTTTTAAATAAACTATCTTTTTTCCAAACGCAATGCATGTATTCGATTGAGTCAGTTCCACCAGTATTTAAAAATCTCATCCTTTCAGAATGAACATAACAACACATTGGTAAATTATGCGTCCAAAATGGTTTTCTACCTTTTGAACCAAAAAAGTTTAATCTTAATAACATAACTACATAACCACCACTAGCAATATCAGATAATGCTTTGTTGATAATCTCTAATGCAATATTAAATGGTGGGTTTGTAATAATGCAATCAGGTTTTGATAGTATTATTGTTTGCAAATCTGTAGTTAAATAATTATTTCCAGAATGATTTGCTAATGAGTCTGTTCTTAAATCAATAGTTTCAATAGTTCTATATCCATTATTCATCAACGCAGTTGGATAACTCATTGGGTTTATGCTATCTCCTCCTGCACATGGGTCTAGCAATATATTTCCTAGTGACCCGTAATCTTTATGAAAATTAATAATAAAATCATTAATATTTTTTACAGGTGTTACATAGTAATCGGCGGCATGTGAATCACGTGCTGATGAACGGTTAGTTGAACTCAAGACAGCCTCCAATAACTAACAGGATCACCAGTATATTCAGTAAGGTCTGCATCAGGTAGAAGTTCTTTAACTGCTTTAGCGTAGGATATAGAACCAGCTTTAGTGACTTTAGTTAGCTTATGACCATTAATTTCACTATCCTTGCCATCAGCAAGTTTAACTATTTCATCCAACAATCGTTTCTTCTCTGCTTCAAGTTCTTTTATCTGCTCTGCTATCATTAAGTAACGATCAACCTGTCCTTCACACCTAACTTGTTTGCGTTTATCATCAAGATGTTTTTGTGCTTGTGGTAGTTCACGCTCTACAAGAAATTCATTGTAGAAGTCTTTTAACTTTGGTAAATATTCTTCAATAGCTAATTGATTAAATTGTACTGTTTCAAGCATGTAACCGTGTGCAGACCATTGATAAAAGTGACACCATTGGCGACTAGTAACAAGAAGTTGAATCTGTATCTGCATCCAATAGTTGGGCTGATAATCTATGCTTTTAAACTCTGGTGGGTTTTTATCACGCAAACCATATGGACATTTAATCTCTATCAACCCATCATCATTTATCAAACCGTCTGGCGATGCTCCAAGCCAATCTTCATAAGTATGAAAACCAGTAAGGTCTACTTTTTTACCAAACTTCAATTCATAATCAGCTAGTGCTATAGGCTCGTTATACGTTCCATAATTTGTTGCTGGATTA